ATGAGCGTATGATTGATAAAGTCAAGAAGTTTCGTTTCGTACAACCAGAGTTTTACAATGGCGACGAAACACTGAGACAGAAGCACATACGCCAAATGGCCGAGACGCGCCATCCCTGCTCTTGCCATATGTGCGGCAATCCTCGAAAACATTGGAAAGAGAAAACAATACAAGAAAAGAGATTTGATAGTGAGTGCCGATAACGGAATTTATATTTTAACAACTGCTGGCCCAGAATACCGAGTTGCGTATCTCATGGCTATTGACAACATTTATGGATTGTTTTCCGACGAGTCATATCAGTGGCAAGGTGACCCTGATGTGATGTATAGTTATTTCCATGATGCAAAATTGTTTTCCGATTTAGAGGAAGCACTTGACTTTGCGGCCGTTTTGTCGTATGATTATGACTATCTTGAAGACGGGATATGCGTTATTACCGATTTCAAGGATTGGGATTTTAACAGTCTAGGAAAGAATTATGGCAAAGAAGCCGAAGGCAGTACGCGGTAAATTCGCTGATGAAAAGTATCTTGGCGTAGAGCCGGATCTTCGTGGTGAAGTTTCAAACGCTCAAGTCATAAACGCCTATAACTGGTATAACTATTTTTATGATGGCAACCAAGCTAAGTCTTGGATCATTGAATATTTGAAAGAGTTTTATAAAACAGAAAAGGAACTGATTAAAAATGTCAACAGAATTGATGCTAATTATTGCCGCACTAGCGGTTGGAATTGTCGCATACTACTTTTGGGTGGCGACCTCCCACAAGACCTCCAAGACAGAAACATTGCCCGAATCAAAGCCCTTGCCTCCCGAGCCGACATTGGATGCAGCACCAGCTCCAGCGGCAATGAAGGAACCGGTAAAGAAGAAGGCTCCGCCAAAGAAGTCTCGCGCGAAGAAGTAAATGCAAATTCGCGCGGTGCTTCTCATGTTTCTATTGCTGGCGGCAACGCTGGCTCTAGCGACATGGCAACTGAACTCGCTACCGCCGAAGGGACCCGACTGGGAACAAACGTCGAAGAACTTGGAAATTCAGCTTCAGGCCGCTCTCCACGAAAAGGCAAAGGAAGTGAAGCGAAGAACGGAACTGGAAACGCAACTCAAAGCGATGGAACAAAGAACAGCGGAGACGAACTCTCTGTTGGAATCTACTCGCAGAGCCTTGGAAGCAATGGCAAAGAAGTATCAGGAAGCGATAGCCATACCAGCTCCGATTCCAGTGCCGAAGCCTTATCGACCAGTGCAGAAGAAGCGCAAGAAGATTCCGTACGACATAGCTCCAAGTCAACAGTAGTTTCTATTCAGGAACGCATTGTTAATCGTGCTAATGAATTGATTGCCGATCTCGAGGTATTGCTTGATGCATACTATCGGGACGGCCGTCAGTTCAAGATGGCGGACTGGATTATCAAGAACAATGTCAAGCCGCAGATTGCACAGCGAATTGCGACTTATTATAAGCCTCTCTATTCGGAAGCGTTTGATGCCCTTAACGGCAAGGACGAACAACTGAAGGAAGGGTACTCTCACTACAAGAAGGCTCAACTCAAAGCCTATGTAGAGTTTCTCCGTTCTATCGTATCATGTGCTGAAACCACCGCTACGATTGTAAAGGCTCGTAAGCCGCGCAAGAAGAAGGAGAAGCCTGTATCGGTTATCGTATCAAAGCTCAAGTATAAGGCAAAGGATGATGAACACAAACTCGTTTCTGTCGATCCGAAACAAATTGTCGGATGCAATCAGCTTTGGGTGTTCAATACCAAGTATCGAACTCTGGCTGTTTACAATGCTATGGGCCCTGCTGGGCTTAACGTCAAGGGCAGCACAGTAATTGGCTTTGATGAGAAAACTTCCATTGTGAAGAAACTCCGCAAGCCGACTGAACAACTGAACAAGTTGATGCAGGGCGGCAAGATTATTCTGCGAAAGTATATGGATGAAGTCAAGTGTAAGCCGAAGGAAGCCACTGGTCGCATAAATAATGAGACAGTGCTTCTAAGGATTATCAAATGACAAATGTATTCAAGTTTCCAGAACATAAGATTGTAAGAGAGATTCCACCACAAATAGAAGAGATTGAAAAGGCCAAAGAAAAAGGCAAGCAAAACTATGCAGAAGAAATCATTGTTGATCTGGCTGAGAATCTACTCGGAGCATTAGACAGTTACGGGCTAGACCAAGATTCCAAACACTTCGACAAAGATTTCTCTTTTGCAATGGAAGCTTTCCGTGCGCTAATCTACCGAACACTATCTATCGACCACCATCTACACGACTTCATAGAAACAAGCGTTTCACTTCTCAAGAAAGACGAAAACGGCAATCTGATAATCGAAAGTCCTGAAGATATGGAAGAGATTATTATTGCCGAAATTGATTTGTCTGATCCAGATGATGAAACGATTGACACCAAGAGATAATTGCTATATAATCAATAGCACAACTGAGGAATATTATGGCAATCTTGATCGACCTAAATCAGGTATTAATCTCTAATCTAATGCAGCAGATTAATTCCAATCCAAAGGTAAAGTTGGATGAAAACCTAATTCGGCACATGGTACTGAATAGCCTTCGCTCTTATGTGAAGCAGTTCAAGGAAAAGTACGGCGAGGTAATCGTCGCATGTGATAGCAAGAGGTCTTGGCGCAGAGACTTCTATCCCTTCTATAAGTCTAATCGCCGTAAGGCCCGAGACGAATCCGGCTTCGATTGGAATCTCATTTTTGATACTCTCGGAAAGATCCGTGAAGAGTTGAAAGAAAACTTCCCATACAAGGTAATCGAGGTTGAAGGCGCTGAGGCTGATGATATCATCGGTGTTCTAGCTGCTAGGAAAGCACCGCATGAAGAGGTTCTAATTCTCTCTTCCGACAAAGACTTTGTCCAACTCCAGAAGTACCCGAATGTAATCCAGTATAGTCCCATCATGAAGCGTTTTGTGAAGACTGATAATCCTCACAAGTTTGTCAAGGAACATATTCTCAAGGGTGATCGCGGCGATGGTATTCCTAATTTTCTGTCTGCCGATAATGTCTTTGCTCTCGGAGAAAGACAAAAGACGATAAATAGTAAGAAGCTCAACGAATGGCTGAGCAAGACTCCAGAAGAGTTTTGCGTCAATGAGGTGATGCTTCGTGGCTATAAGAGAAATCAAATGCTGGTAGATTTGGAATTTACTCCAATGAACATTCAGGAAAATATCATTAACGAATATGATACTGTCGTTGTTCCCAATCGCCAAAAGCTTCTTAACTATTTTATGGAAAAGAAGCTAAAGAATTTATTTGAAGTGATACAGGAGTTTTAATGAAAAACCTATATGAAGTATTTGCCGAGTTTGAGAAAGCTCCAAAGAGGGAAGAGAAGATTGACATTCTACGAAACAATAAGTCTTATGCTTTGGAATGTGTTTTGCGAGGTGCGTTTCATCCAAACATTCGCTATGTTATAGATGAGATTCCTAACTACAGAAAGTCCGATGCGCCAGCAGGTCTAGGCTATACAAGCATTCACCAAGAATTGGGTCGAGCGTATTTGCTAGAAGAGAATAATCCTAGAACTTCACCCGATCTAACTCTTAATAGAAAGAAGGTCATTCTAGCGCAAATGCTGGAATCGATGGAAGAAAAAGAAGCGGCTGTATTTGCAGGAATGATTATGAAGAGATTGCCTGTGAAGGGTCTTACATACAAGTTGACACAAGAAGCCTTCCCAGGACTACTACCCGATGTGCCTTGATGATAATTCGTTATGCTATTTTTTAGAGAGGAAAAATGGCAAGAAAGCGCAGAACAAAACTACAAAAGGTTATGGAAGAAAAGTGTGAACTCACTTACGAAACAACTATTGAGGACTGCCAGTCATGGTTCAATGTCCTTAACAGGGAACTATTTAATAACTCCCTCCCTCCACTGGATGAGATTGATATTAGGTGGCGCCGTAAGGCTCATGCCTGGTATGATTATGACCAGGCTAAACCAGGCTATGGGACTTCAAGACTACTCATGAACAAGCGTTATAAATCCAAACAATTTTTTGTTGAAGTGTTAGCACATGAAATGGTGCACCACTATCAATACATATACAACGAAGATATTGGTCACGGATCTTCGTTCTTCAAATGGCGTGACAAGTTTAACAAAAAAGGATTGAACCTCGTAAGGGCTTATTAGCATGAAATACAAAAAGAATCACTACGGCACTCATGAAGATTATGACGATGAAGAATATGCGGATCTAAGAAAGGGCCAAAAGAGACGCCCGATCCGCAATTGGACAAAAGCTTTCGTTGAACACTCCGACGAAGCCGAAGCGATAGATGACTTTTACGGTAACAAAAACGGTCACAGATAACGCAGCGTAAACTGGTATGCAGCCAAAGCATACCAGTTATGCGTTTATAACCATTGAAGTTTTCGAGTCGAATCCCCATCTATAGTGTATCGCAATAACGGAGACTACCACATGGCTATCGCTTGGACTGAACAGCACAAGGGTTTTTATGACTCCCAGTCAAATTGGGAAGGTTCTGTACTTAAGGTTGTACACGACCAGAGCTACCGGATCATGTCGGATGTATGGGGTTCAGCCGACTGGGCCACAGTCTGGGATGAGGCCACCGCGTCTCCTAAGCAGATCCTAGTCAATGTATACGACATGAACGGCCCCGACTGGAAGCCCACCCAGATCACGGTGGATGCCACTGACGAAATCCGCGAAAAATACAAGCATTGGTTGATCAACGTCCAGTATGAACGGTTGCTGGAAATGGAAGAGGCTCGCGTCCATCAGATTGAGAAGGGTGCTATCGCAAAGGTTGTGAAGGGCAAAAACGGCAAAGGTACTGTCGGGCCGGTTGTAGTTGTGATGGATGCAACCTACGGTATGGGTTATCGCTCTTCCGTTGAAAAGAAGCTGGCTATCGCCACCTCTGACGTTAAGGTAAAGAAGGCCTTACGCTCTGGTAAGGTTGCTGAGGTCTACCAGGATGTAGTCTGGGTTTGGGCTCGCAATGTGGTGCGGGAAGATATCGCCGAAATCAACCAGCACATGCTCTGGCTTGAAGCGGAGGCGCGGGTGGTACGATCCATCGCAGCCTGAACCAGTCGCTCCAGCCGCTTCCTACCGCGTCTGGAGCAGTCTCAATGATATCAAGCACTTAGCCGAAAACCCCACCCTAATAAAATCAATGACTTAGCCATGCACCGGATGCATACCTGCCATGCAGAAAAACATGAATTCCGCCCTTGAAAATCGGGGTTGCCGTCCCCATCTATAGTATATGACAATGAGAGAGACGAAAACGATGGACATGAACCAGTTGATTCTTAACTATTTTGAACGCGGTGGTTGTATCACGGTGGCTAAGTACCGGAAGCCCAAAAAGGCAGAATTGACGTTTCGTAATGATCGTGGTTCGGCTTTCAATACGGGTCGTAAGGCCATTACCCTGCGTCAGGCTGGGTTCAAGAGCCGCTCTGCGGCTGCCGCATAACTGGTATGCGGAATGAACCCTTGAAAAACCGACTTACCATCCCCATCTATAGTA